ATGCGTAAACAAACATATCAGCATCGCAATATTAAGGTGGTCGCACCGAGAACTGGACTACCATTTGATGACTATCCACCCAAGGTGGTTTTTCTTTCCCCTAAAAAGATTAAGCCTAAAGATCGAGAGCTCAGCGATCACTTAGATACTCAAGCAGAAAGCTCTGCCATGGCACTAGGAGTAATTTTATTAATCGGTCTCAGTATTTTAGTGGTAGCAGTACTAGGCATTGTGTTTAGCGTGTTTAAGTTGGCACTAAGCGCATGATTTTCCTAGCAAAACTAGCCGTAATTGTCTGTGTAATTGCTATTCTAGCGTTCATTGGAAATCTAGAGCTGATGTTATTTTTCTCGATCTTAATGATATTTCCAATGGCAATTTTAATCTACAAGAAATTAGAAAGGTGGAAATGAGAGCAAGTAATTTAGTGACTTCCCCAGTTGGCTTTATGTTCTGGGATAAAGATCTGCAAAAGTTCGCCACAGAAGCTGAAGTCAGAGACTTTTGCAAAGTGGAAAATGACCTTTACGGTAGCAACGAAGAACTAAGATTGCAATGTCTCGGTCGGTTCGTAAAGTTATCTGATACAGGCATGGTCGACAAAGATAGTAGCAGAATCTATGAAGGTTTTATTCTGCAAGTAACCTGTGAGTGCATGGGAGAAGAATACAAGTTTAGAGGAGTAGTTGGGTTTGAGAAAGCTGGTTTTGCTTTATTCGATGGTCATGGAGGCAGTGCAATACTCTCAGCCTTTGAGTCAGACGAGTTAAAGATTATTGGCAATATTTATCAACACCCAGAATTAATTAAGGAGAAATTATGGCAAAAGAAAAACCGAAAGATAAATGCAGAGATAGATCGAGAACCATCAACGACATTACTAAGCCGACTCAAGCTGAGATTAAAGCGTTGCTTGCGGTAGCCGATGGTAAACGTGAACGCAAACTGCGAGCTGAGGCTATGCTTGACCAAAAAGCCCTAGATGACGCAAAGCATGACAAGCATTTGCTTGCGATTATTGGTGTCTCTTACCGGCATCTTAGTATGAGGGGTAAGAGATATTTACGACAAAAGTTAATGGAAAGATAGAAATATGAACAACGATCGGCCAAAAAAGCATCAGATTTTAATCAGCGTAGGTATAGTTATAGGTATCCTAATTGTGCTGATATTAATCGTATTCGATGGTATTGTCGGAATCAGGAATAAAGGCATAAGGTATGAAGAATCAATTTCCGAGAACCTCGCCAACATTAACAAGGAGAAATCACGCAAGTATTCCGTGTTCACCAACATGGTTGACGCAATCGAATCTTACAACAAATATGAAGGCGAGACATTTGCTAAGATTATCGAAGCTAGGTCTAGTGGCGATATCGAAGCGGGAGAGCAACTACTGAATGTTTTAGTGGAGCAATACCCAGAACTTAAATCAAGCGAAAACTATAAGCAATACCTCACTGAAGTATCAGTCACAGAAAACCGGATCGCAAATTATATTGAAGTTTACAATAAAGAGCTTAAAAACTACCGTGCCTGGGCAAGATCATTCCCAGCAAGCATATTCTATGCAGTCGATGATGACTTTGAGCTATGGAATGACGAAAAAGCTGACACTGATATTGATGGCAAGCTATTCTCGGAGTAGGGACATGTTTGCTAATATTCTAAGCAATCGTAATGTAGTTCTAATTAGTTTTGTAATTTTTATAGTTGGCGCCGGAATTACCTTATTCGTAAGCGGTTTATTTAACAAGGCAATTGCTGAGGCCGATAAAGATTACGACAGAGCACTAAAGTTCACTGAAGAAAATGCTGATGAATTTCCATATTCGGTTAAGACCGGACAAGGCAATCTTTATGCCAGTGGAGAAATTAAAGCAGCAAGCGAGCTAATTCGCCATGACGAACTACCCGAGGAATACATGGCAATTAGAGAAGTCAAAGAAGAATATCGCGAGCATCACCAGACTTATAGCTGTAACTGTCGTACCGTAAATAATCGAACCAGTTGCTCAACCTGCACTAGAATCTACTGGTCATGGGATTACACTGATTCAAGTACTCAGAAAATTGACAAGATTTCTCTACTTGGACAAGAAATGATGAGTGACTTGATCCCATGGGATACTGACTACACTGTTGAAGAATTGAAGAATGGCGGTAAATATTTAGAAACGGGATTCAGGGAGCGATCGTACTTTGAAGTCATCAAGCCTGGCGTTTTTGGATCATTTGGTTTTACGAGTGATCAAAATAGCTTTAACTATAACGCAGAAATCGCACCTGGCAAAAGTAACACGCTTAAAGTGATTAAGGTAGCAATGCAAGCTATATTAGCGACAGCGAGTATTAGCCTGGCATTTACATTCACTTTTTACAATTATCAAAGATTTAACGACAAATATATTTGAGGAGCAAGATGATTGACGAAGAAACCTATCAACGACAACTCAGGTCAAAACAGGGTCATCGCAAGATTCGACAAAAAGGCACTGATGACGATTTTGCCCTAGCTGTTGGTATCCATATTGGTAATGGGAGGTTCATGTATAAGATCCTAGAGGGTGAACGTAAAGGACAAATTCTTTGGGAAGAGCAGGTTGAAATTAAACCGAAAGGATAGAAAATGATCATTAAAAACATCGAGAAACAAGCACTACAGAAATACTACGCTGAACGAATTAAAAGTCAGGCTAGTAACCTTAAAGATATTATTCAGCAAGACAAGCAAGATGTTTTAGCTAATACTCTCTTAGATATCAAAGAAGATGCAAGCAGAATGTGTCAGATCCAAAACGAGTGGAGAACCGATAATCAGAAAGCATTAGAGAAGTTGGAACAGGAGGTTGAAGATGGATACGAAAAATAATTCTGGTACAAATGTTAATATCCTAACCAAATCTGATAAGGAAAGTAATTTCCCTATCAACTTTCGCCCTTTGCCAAAACGATATGTAGTATGGAATGAAGTCGATCTGCGTTTTATGACTGTTGGCGAGGCATACCCACTATACCAACTTTCTAAAGATGAGAAGGACAGCATAATCTTTTCCTTACAAGACTTAATTGCCTTGTTCAATGAGTTTCTCTATTACGACAACGATGGTCATTATATTGTCTGCCAATCCACCAACCTCTTTGACGAAGATGGTGAGGAGATATTTGAGGGGAGCATTGTACCGTGGAACGAAGACACGGGGGTCGTAGAATGGCGCAATGGTAAATGGGTTCTTCCTGTAACTACTTCAGCGTTTAGCGTTTATCATGAACTTGGACCAAATGCAGATATGGTTAAAGTTATCGGTCACGTCCTCTCAAACCCAGAGTTGTTGGAGGAAGCATGAACGAAAACGAGTTTGGGGCATTCCTAGGAGGTATGGTCATTGGGGCTTTACTGATTATATTAGCAATAGTAATTGGAGGATAAGTACAGTGGATAATTTTACCGCACGCACTAGATTGCGTGGAGAGATTTTATACTATGAAGCTGAGTGGAAACGTACACCTGAGCAACATCACTCGATGTTTATAATTAGGTTTCTAAACGGCAAACATGCAGGAGAAAGATATTACGATAAAGCCTGCGCTATAGCAAGAGATGATAAATGGAAAATGGAGAAAATGATCAATGACTAAAGATTTTACAGAACACTGGATGGAAACATGCGAGCGTGAGAAAAGACCGTTCTGTCACGGTTTTAATCCGATTAGAATTTCTGCTGAAGCACTCGCCAAAATGAACGAATACAAGAATAAACTCACCGGGAAGCATAAATCTTTACTGGAGGCTAGTCGCGAATACGAGAAAAAACTCGAACGAGAAGCAGAAAAACAAGCTAAAGCTGAGCTAAAACGTCTGAACGGAGCAAAGTCATGCTAAAGCTAACCTATTCTGGCAGAGTTTTATCTAAAAAGAACTCTAAGAACATTATTAGAAACCCGAGAACCGGCAAACCACTAGTGATGTCGAATCCTGCTGCTAGGGCTAATGAAGAGGATATGGTAAAGCAATTTAGCGCACAAAAATGTGGGCTAAAACTCCCAGTTGAAAACTGTAGCGTTAATATCTTAATCTATGAACCTAACTGGCAAAAACGTGACTTAGATAATCAAGCTACAGCAATCCTAGACGCGCTCGTATTAGCAGGAATCCTAGTAGATGACAGCATCAAATGCATTAAAACATTAACCGTTTCCTTTGGTGGAGTTGATAATGATAATCCGAGGGCGGAGATATTGATTGAGGAGGAAAAATGGATAGAATGGAAATTGACAAAATTGTTAAAACGGTAATTGAAGAATTGCAGAATCGGGGTTTGATTCAAGATAAAAGGCATAATTCCTATAGTAATACAGAGTTATTACTTTATAACTACAATAATCTACAAAAATCTATTCAAGAGAACGATCTGGAAATTAAAGAACTTCAAGAATTTGGATTGCCAAAAAAGAGCGGATCGATTATTACCATTGAAGGCATATCGACCAATAATGCTGAAAATGATTTAGTTTTAATAGAAGAAAGAGTCAATGATTTATTACAAACTAATGCTCGTACAACGGCGATTATAAACAAAATTGACCGTTTAATCCGTGTTTTTGAAAACCCTAAGTATCCAGGCTTGATAGAAAATTTGTATTTCAAGCATAAAACCTATGAAGAATGTGCAGAAATATATAATTGTGATATTGCAACAGTTTCTCGTAATAAGAAACTTCTTGTTAATAATATAAAATCTACACTATTTCCTAATGATATTCTAGACGAGCTAAGCTTATAAAAGCGCTGTTTATATGATACAATAAAAGTGTCAAATATACAGTTTAGTTTGTTCTCATTATCAATAATGGGTTAATGTTTGTTTATCTTATGATGATGAGATTCTAAATGTATATTTGACGATTGCATTAAAAACATTAGCCCATTTTTTTGAGGGCAGAAAGTGATATTATGGCACAAAGAGACGAAATAGAAAAGAAACCAGTTTATAAAAAAGCATGGTTTTGGATACTGATTGTAGTACTTATTATTGGTGTAGGGGGAGCGATTGCAAGTAGTGAAAAAGATCCAAAAAAAGTGGGCGAAACAGCCACTGACACATCTACAAATAATTCTACTACCAATAAACAGGATGTATTTAAAGTTGGAGACGTTGTTGCAATTGAAGATCAAGAGGTCTCTGTAGTGAATGTTACACGCGATTACCAACCTACATCAGATATTTTTTCACCTAAAGACGGAAAAGAATATGTAAAAGTGGATTTGAAAATTCATAATACGTCCAGTGAAAATGGTAGTTACAACGCTTTATATTGGCAAATTGAGCCGGAAAATGGCGAGTTAATTGATTATATGAATGCCGCTTTTGCTCAGGCCGACGACAGTCTTAGCTCTGGTGAATTGACACCTGGCGGTACAAAAACTGGTTCTATTGTATATGAAATTCCTCAGGGTAGCGCCACGCTTAAGATGCACTTTAAGCCAAATATTATTTCTGGTCGTGAAGCTGTAATTGAACTTCAGTAAAAGCAAAAAACGTGCAATTTCATGCCCTTTACATATCCATTTTAGTATAATACAATTAGTAAAATGAATTTAGCATCCGAAAATCGGGTGCTTTTTTGATATCTTGAAGGAGGATTTATGTTTTTATATTTTAAGAAGAATGTTAATGATAAATATAATTCAAAATTGACTTATTTTGGTGGTAAAACTTATGAGTTTGACGATAAACGGGGACGAGAAATTTTAAGTACACTCCCCATGTTGGCCGTAGAAATCAAAGACGAAATTGCAAAATTAAATTCTGAACAGAAGAATTCCCGCAGAAATAAGTTTGACAAAGTTAATAGTGAGGCACCTGATGAAACTTAGCGTAACCAAGAACAAACTAGAGATTATCGAATCTAGCATCTTGAACCAGAGCGAATACAAAGTTACTGACTGTACTTTTGATTTTGTTTCTTGCTACGATGGCTTGGTTAAGAAAGCCTTATTTAAGAATACCAAAACTGCTAAGACTTACGAGATGCCAATTACTGATAATCGTGCAGAAATCCCTGCTGAGGTCCTAACCGATAAAGGTTCCTGCCTCATTGGCGTATATGCTTACAGTGTAGATCTAGAGACCGATGAACTTAAACTGCGCTATTCACCTACGCCAGTAAAAGTATTTGTCGATCTAGGCTCATATACAGCTGACATAGAGAATTCCCTCGACTTGACTCCGTCACAAGCAGAAATCTATGAGCAAGCTATTAACGACAAATTAGGCGAAATTGATAAGATTATAGAAGACGTTGAGACTAGCCTTGATAGCGGAGTATTCAAAGGAGAAAAAGGAGACCCAGGCGAAGCAGGAGTAAAAGGTGAGCCAGGAAAAGATGGTGTCGATGGTAAACCTGGACGAGATGGTCAGGACGGCGCTCAAGGTGAAAAAGGTGAACCAGGACCACGAGGAGAGAAAGGCGAACGTGGCGAAACTGGTCCCCAAGGTCCGGCAGGCGAGAAGGGAGACCCAGGTAGTAATGGCACGCCTGGAGAAAAGGGAGCAGACGGCAAGTCCGCTTACGAGATAGCCTTGTCGAACGGCTTTACTGGTGCTGAACCAGAATGGCTAGAAAGCCTAAAAGGTAAAGACGGAATACCTGGCGAAAAAGGAGATAAAGGAGATAAGGGCGATATTGGTCCTCAGGGTGAACGAGGCCTGAAAGGTGATACTGGTGAGCCTGGACCTAAAGGCGAGCCTGGCGTAATTGATGATACAGTAATTATTACGCTCAAGAACCGTAATTGGCAGCCTAATACAGCCTACACTTATGGTGAATTGATTGTGTATGAGGGTAAGATCTATTCTGCTACTGCTGATTTTACCTCGGGCGAGGAGTTCAATAATACAGAACTGGCACAAATAAGTGGAGGCGGGAGTGAATATATTTTGCCACCAAAAATTTATGGTACGGACGCAACCCACCCTATAAAATGGGAGAATAGAAACGGTGCGTTAAATTTAAGTATTCCAGTATATGACACATCTACGGGAAAGTGCTACGGCACTACAGTTATCCCTATCCCTAATGCCACGCAGGCTATCAGTGGCGCCATGTCTCCCGTCGATAAAACTAAACTAGATAATATCCCAGATATTAAATCCCTTGGAGAGGGTTTAGCTCTCTCAGAGACAGGAGAATTAAGCGTCGATGTAGATTCTACTATAGAGACCGTCATCGGACCGATTAATACAGCTTTAACAACGCTAATCTCTGGAACAGGAGCAAATTAACATGGCGACTACGGATTTAATTACAGAGTTGAATACGGATATTAAAAATGCTTACGATGTAATTGCGGCTAAAGGCGGCCTAGTTCCATCAAACAAGAATACTAATAATCTCTTCGCGGCAGTCTCTAGTATTCCTCAAGAATCCTCAGGTGAGGTAACAAGCAGCAATGTAACTGTAACTACTATCAAAATGTTTGATGATAACGGCACTCCGACAGGCGAAGAGGCAAAACTCATTGATTATTGTTTACCCGAATACGGTTCCAGTTTACCTAGCGCTTGTCAAACTTCGCTTGCCAGAAGTACCGTCCAAGTCCCCCTTGCAGGATACAGAACGGCTGCAATACTAAAACAAGATTTTATAAGCTTTACGATCAAAGGCATAGTGGATCTTATATATAACGGATTCTGTGGTGGTAATAGTCAGGCTTATGGATACATGAACCTAGAGCTAATCGATCTCAGTGGCTGTATTCCAATAGAAGGAAGTACTCTTGGCGTAGGAAGATACTTCTGTGCTCATGCTAAAAATCTCAAGGCAATAAAGCTCCCACTAGTAGGCTGCGACTGCGATAATACCTATTTCATGCACGGTTGTGATAACTTTACGGGAACAATTTACATACCAGAAAATTCTAACCCGCCAACCGACAACAATTCTTTATCGACCAATAACCCTGATGCACCGATGTATGTGCAAGGTATCAAGCTTACTGGCCCCGGAGCCGGAGCTTGGAAGGAAGCTTTACCGGATCGAGATGAAGCTCCATTCAGGAAATTAGTAGTGGTATAACAAAACTTACGAATATGTTATAATTAAACCAGAATCAATCGCAATCATCTCATTTTGAGGTGGTTGCTTTTTTGTGGGTGAAAGGATATTCATGGAGGAAAACATAAAAGATGGCTAATAACGGGAATTTAAAACCCGTTTTAAGCAAGAGCGAAGCAAGAAAAAGAGGCAGTAACGGAGGAAAGAAAAGTGCAGAAGTAAGACGCAAAAAACGCGACATGCGAAAGCAGTTAGAACTATTACTTAGTTTGGACGTAAATAATAAAACATCCCACAATAGATTATTGAAGCTTGGTGTTCCTGAAAAGGATATCAACAACTTAATGTTGGTTAATGTAGCTATGTTCAATGAAGCACTCGATGGCAATGTACGTGCCGCAGAATTTATCAGGGATATGCTAGGTTTTAGTCCTAAAAACCATCCGATAACAGAAGAGGCAAAACATAAAGTGGAGATTATCGATGACTTGCCAGAAGATTAGGTTAAAAGAAATTATCGCGCCTCATTTCTGGAGTACGTTCAAGAGCAAATCTTTACATCAAATTGACCAGGGCGGACGTGGTTCGACTAAAACTAGTAAAAATGCTTTAAAAATTTGTTATCATCTCTTGAAAGAAGAAAATTGTGCAGCGATTTGTATTCGTCGTTACCAGAAAAGTCTCAGAGATTCGGTTTATAAAGAAATTAAACGCGCTTTGAAACGTTTAGGACTAAGCGAGGGCGTAGATTATAAAGCTAGTTTATCACCACTAGGCATTCAGCTCGATAACGGCAATCGAATCTATTTTGCCGGCGCGGATGACTACGAAAAACTAAAGGGCATGATTGACGAAAACACACCATTTAAGCTCGTATGGTTTGAAGAATTAACCGAATTTGATAGCCCAGAGGATATCGACAATATTGTAGCGACGTTTTCTCGTGGGAACAATGATTGGTTTTCAGTACTGTATACCTATAATCCGCCTAAGAATAAATTCGATTGGGTTAATCGGTGGGCAGAAGCAAAAAGATTAGAAGGATATCAGGTAGTAAAAAGTGATTATCGCACAGTCCCGAAGGAATGGCTCGGAGAAATGTTCTTCAGGGAGACTGAGCGGCTCAAAGAGTTCGATGAAAGGCGCTACAACTGGATGTATTTAGGAGAAGTGATTGGTATGGAAGGTTTAATTTATAACTTTGACCATATCAATATTCTCACCGAAGAAGAAATTAAAAAACAGGGCTTAAAAGTCTATTATTTAGACTTTTCAATTGATGGCGGACATCAAACTTCAGCAACTACCTGCGGATGTTTTGGTTACCTGTCGGACGATAGATGGGTTTTGCTTGATACTTATTACTATTCTCCGCACGAGAAACCGGTTAAGAAAGCGCCGAGTGAGTTATCTAGGGATTTGCGTGACTTCCAGATTCAAATGTGCAAAAAATGGCACGCCAGTATTGATAGACAAACCATTGATAGTGCAGAAGGCGCAATTAGAAATCAGTTTTATAAAGATTATGGTGAAAGGCTAAATCCGGTCAATAAAGGCAAGAATAAGCAAACTTTAATTGATTATACACAAGATTTTCTTGCTAAAGGTAAATTTTTCGTATTGAACAATTCGAATAACCAGATTTTTCTCACGGAAGCTAAAAATTATATGTACAAAGAAGGCTCGATTGAGCGTGGTAAACCCGAGCCTGACAAATCAGAGAAAGAGATAAAAGGTGAAACATATTATAACGCATTTTCTGGTGATTCATCGTATTATTATGCGGATCACACCTGTGATGTTTTTCAGTATTGGGTAGCGGATAATTTACGGAAACTTAGATTAAAAGATTAAATTAAAGAAAGGAGATGTCGTGAAATTATACGACAGTATCAATAAGGCACTGGCGAGCCAGGGTATGAATACGGTAGCTAGTGACATGCAAGATTATATTGCAATTTGGATGCAATGGTACCGTGGCAATGTTGATAAGTTTCATACCTATTCGCGGCAACTCGTGAACGGGTCTAAGCGTACTTATGAACGTTTAACCATGAATATGGCGAAGAAAATCTGCGAGGATATGACAAGATTAATTTGGTCGGAGAAGACTAAAATTGAACTGGATAATCCAGAAAATACCGAAAAGTTATGGCAGATTTTGGACAATAAACAGAATAGTCTAGGCGTCAATCTGCCAAAATTTATCGAAAAGACTTTAGCGCTAGGAACCGGTATGCTCGTAGAATATATTCAGAATGGAAAAATTCTACTGGATTATATCGATGCAGATTTAATAATTCCCATCTCTTATAATAATTCGTATATCAACGAAGTCGCCACAATTAGTCGCAGTCAGCATAAAGAAGGTAATAAAGATATCTGGGTTTCCCTGGTGACGATTCATAAATTTGACGGTACAGTTTATGTAAAACAGCATAAATTATATAAAAGCAAAAACGCTGACGATCTAGGTACTGAAATTGATTTAGGCAGTTATTATCTCAATCTTGAACCACAGATAGAGTATAAAACCAATACCCCACATTTCCAGATTTATCGTCCAAATATTGTAAATAATTTGGATTTAGACAGCCCGATGGGAATTTCAATTTTTGCAAATCGGGTTGATAATCTTAAGGCTTTGGATTTTAAATATGATTCATTCTTCAATGAGTTTCAGATGGGCAAAAAACGTATCTTGATTGACCGATGTGCCGTGAAAAGTGCAATTGACCCCACTACAGGCGAAAATATTCAATTTTTTGATACCGATGATGCAACTTTTATGGCGATTAACGGCATGGAAAATCAGCCAGTTAAAGATATAGATTTTAGTTTGAGAACAGAAGAGCATATTAAATCCATAAATACCGAATTAAATTATTTGTCTTCTGGTGTAGGATTAGGACAAGATTTTTACAAATTTGACGGTACTAAGGCGGCAAAAACCGCTACAGAGGTAATTTCCGAAAATTCCGACACTTTCCGTTCAAAGGTAAGTCATGAAATTATCCTGAGAGATGTGCTTTATGACATGGTTGTAGCTGTTTGCGAGCTGGCGAAAATTAACTATCAAACAATTTCGATTGTCTTTGACGACAGTGTCATTGAGGATAAGGACGCCGAAGCAAGGCAAGCTTTAATTGAGTATAATGCCGGGCTGATTGATAAGGTCGAATATTTTGTAAGAGCACACCATATGGAAAAAGAGCAGGCAATCAAATATGTCTCAGAAATCGACAAGCGTACGCCTAAAGAAGCTTTGGTAGAGGAACCTGAAAATGAATAGGAGAAAAAATGCAAGAGGCAGAATTAGAAGTCCTACTTAAACCAATTCTGGAGTTATACACCCAAATCGAAATTGAATTACTGGAGAATATCGCCTCTAGATTTGACAATTATCCCACGATTGATGGTTCTCTGGAATGGTATTTAGACAAAATGCAAGAATTTGGTGCTTTCAAACAAACCAATGTCAAAATCCTGGCAAAATATGCCGGATTGTCTAGTAAAGAGCTGAAACACCTGATGGAAGAATTGGTATTTCGTTCGGCGTTAGAGTTCAAAGGTGCGAATTTGAATGCTTTGTTAAATTCCACAGCTAATCGCAATACTTTGTCCAGTATCCTAAATAATTTAGAAAATGATATCAAAATCATTAATACTAAAGCCTTGGAAAGCGCCGAAAAGTCGTATATGGATGTTTTAACAAAATCTACCATTGAGACCACTTCTGGTGCATATTCTTATCAAGAAAGCATCAAGCATGGTCTGATGGAAATGGCAGAAAAGGGTATTTCTGGCGCAACCTACGAGCGTAGCAACGGTAAGATCGTGCGCTATTCTCTCGAAGGTACGGTGAGGCGGGATATTCTAACCCGAGCACACCAAGCGAGCTTTGAAACTCAGATGAATAATATGCGTGAGCTTGGACATAATTTAATTTATGTTTCGCAACACAAAGGCGCTAGGGTGCATAAAACTAATCCCATTGCTAATCATGCAGGTTGGCAAGGTAAAGTTTATATGCTTGATGGTTCGAGTAGCGAATATCCCAATCTGTTTGAAGCTACTGGCTATGGTGATATTCAAGGTTTAGCTGGAGTGAATTGCCGTCATCACATTTCAAGCTACATTGAGGGCGTAACTAAACTTCCTACCAGAGTCAATGAAGAAGAAAACGAGCGTATCTACCAAGAATCACAAGAACAGCGTAAGCTAGAGCGAGATGTCAGAAAAGCTAAGAAAGAGCTAGCTGTCGCAAAGAAAATTGATGACAAAGATCTCATCAAAAAAGCCAAAGGTAAGCTCAAACAACGCACCGAAAAGCTTAATGATTTTGTCGATAATCATCCAGACATGCGTAGAGATTATGCTAGGACGAGAACCATTGAAGAACATGAGAAGATGTCTAAGAACACTCAAATCAGAGGAGCAGAGACCAAAATAAATGAACCGACTATTGCCGGTGAGCATGCAGGCAAACCTATGGCTCATGAGGAGGCAGATAGTGGCAAAGTTAATCCAAATTTCAATGATACAGGTGTTGATGGATATAAGACGAACTGTCAAACCTGTGTAGCAGTTTATGAGGCTAGGCGTAGAGGTTTTAATGTTGAAGCTCACCCAAACAACAAAAGTCATCCAGAACTCGAGAAACTTTCACATGCTTCTTGGAGTATATGGTGCAAAAAAGATGGCACCAAGATAACAAGAAAAGATTTTCTCATTAATACTATAGCCGATAACAAGATGGACAATGTTTCCTTCTATAAGTTGATGCAAGAAAAGTTAGTGCCTAATGCGCGCTATACTATGAGATATCAGTACGCTGGAACAGGAATACATTCATCAGGACATATTGTAAACCTACTTACTGACAAGAATAACGCTATAACCATTTACGATGCGCAAAGTAATACTGTAGTGCAAGGAGATGTGAATATAATGTCATATTTAAATCGCGTCAAATGGTCACAAGTTGTACAGGGAGTAAAACATAATACTCAACCTGGTATCTTACGTGTGGATGATAAAGAAATCGATTATAATATAGCTAATAAGGTAATGCGAAAGGCGAAATAATGACGAACGAGCAAATAGCTAGATGGGCACAAGAACATATGCCAGCCAAGCTAGAGTATGAAACAAAAGCAATTCAGGCAGCCTACGAAGTCTATGACGCAGAGTACATCGGAGAAGATGGTGACGGTCAAAGGTATTTAATTATCCCAGCCGATGAAAATGGTAACAGGCGAGATTTTAAAGATGAAGAAGCAACTTTATTAGTATATCTAAAGGATAATGTGTTAAGGTTTGGTAATTTTGAAGAGTGTATTAGCTATTGGGTCGATGAATAATTGATGCCAGCAACCATAAAGTATAAAATTCCCCCAGTATTATTGGGGGAATTTTATCATCTTTTAAACCTACCATCCAGCTTCATACGTTCTTTCCTGTGAGGTTGGATGGTATTTTTAAAGAATACCACAGACGAATCACGCTTCGTCTTGAATATAAAACGGGTTAAACGCCGACGGGCTATAAACGGGTACTAAATTTAAGGAGGGCTTATGCCAGAATTAGATAACAAAACAACAGAAAACGAGAACCAGAATCTCGAAGAAAGAGTTGGGACGTCTGACACTGGAGCTACAGACGAAAATAAAGCCAGTGGTGAGGATATGGTAACGAGAGCTGAAGCTCAGAAAATGGCAGATGCTATGGTCGCCAAAAAACTCAAGGGAATGCCGAGTAAAGAGGAGCTTGCCAAGTATAAAGAGTGGCAGGAATCTCAGAAAACGGCAGAAGAAAAACGAGCTGAAGAGGCTGAAAGATATAGGGCAATCGAAGCGGAGAATGCTTCCCTGAAGCAAGAAAAGCTGATTTTAAGTCAAGGTGTAAAACTAGACGATGCTGACTATGTCCTATTCAAAGTGAGCAAGATGGAAGGCGATTTTGAGGAAAATTTGCAGAGCTTTTTAGCAGAAAATCCAAAATTTACGAACTCTGAATCAATAAATCACACTACTGACGGAGTACCAGCAAAACGTAACACAGCTACAAAGATTAACAGTGTTACGGAAAAGCTTAAAGCTCGTCACCCTGAATTAGATTTATAAAATTAATTATTAAGGAGAAGATATTATGGCGAATCCAAAAGCTACTGGGGGTACTCATGAACTTAAAGAGACTTATGCGACCCAAATTGTCGCACTCGCTCGTCTCGAATCTAACATTTATAACGATTTTTCTGAGGACGGAATCAGAAACGAAGTAACTGGACAAGTTAAGATTCCATCTCGTGATGGCGAAGTAACCGTGTCTGATTACGATATTAGAAATGGTATTGAATTGACGCAGTCCGCTACTGAATACATTGATATGCCTATGGATAAACACTATGGTGTGAACGAGCTTATCGATGGTTACGAGGCGGATGCAGTTCCGGACGATCTAGTTGCTCAGCGAATCGAAAGTGCTGGCTATTCACTCGGATTAAAGCACGAAAAAGATGCTATCGCAACCTTGAAGACTAGTGGTACTACCTCGTCAGACACTACAAAAATTACAACGTCGAACGCTTACAAGGCTATCGCTACTGAAGTCAAGAATATGAAAGCTCGCGGTATGAGCGTTGCCAAGATGCGCATTGCAGTCTCCGCTGATGTAGAATTGGCATTACTGACCGATGACAAGTTTGCTAATACCGCAGGTACTTTGGGTGAAACTTTAGTCCGTGAAGGCGTGATTGGCAAGATTAACGGCGTTGCAGTGAAGCCAAACTATCTTATGGGTGACGAAGTCGATTTTATTGTCTATGACACTCGTTTTACTCAAAAGCATGAGACTTGGGAAGTTGCACCAAGTGTTAATCCTCTTGCAGATGGTAAGCATATCGGATCTTCCGCATTGCAAGGTCGCTCTGTTGGGGGTTTGATTGTTACTAACTCGTTAGGTGTGCAAATTAAACTCAATACCGCAACTTCCGGAGCATCGGTTAATGAAGCTAATACCGATAAGAATGCTAAATCTTAGAGGAGCAATGTATGATTGTTGAACAATCATATTACGAAGACGTTTATAACGGCACAGAATCCAATGATTTTGACCGTTTGAATGATGTAGCGCAGTCATTTATTGAGTATCTCACAAGAAGCACATCAGAGAGCCTAAAACAGGCTCCTGATAGTACTTTAGAAATGGTGAAAAAGGCAATTTGTGCCGAAATTGACTATCTGGTAGAGCTAGGTGGGGTTAAGGCTATTAATTCTAAACAGGACCTGCAAAAGTCTAGTGAAAGCTATGCTGGTGCATACTCATATTCCATCAATAATAAACAACAGAGTGAAATTAAATATGTTAATGGTATTCCGTATGCACCTCTTGTTGATATATATCTCGACAAAACAGGACTTCTTTATACAGGAGTAAGTTATGTTTGATCAAAGTATTAGCATATTTCAGGAGATTGACGAGGAATTTACCAAAACTGTTATTAAAGGGGTATTCTGTACCAGTATCAAAGGAATTAGTCTAGAAAGCAAAGGCGAAGTTGAAGCTAATTCCGTCAAAGTAATAGTCCCAGTCGAGAACATGCCAAATGGATTTGAGCCAAAAGAAGGTAGCTATTTTTGTAAGGGTTCGGTTCTTGCCGATTACGAAGATAGTACTTCTTTGGTTCAAAGTGAGCCAACATTTCTAATAGTTTCTTGCGACAAAATGGATTATGGTAATAGACCAGTTTACCTGTTAATCGGGAGATAGTAATGGAAGGAACATTGGTCTTTGAGCTAGATTTAGGAACAACACAGTCAATGCTTAAAAACACAGGACTAGACGATGGCGGCAGGGCGCAGCAACAACTAGATGAGAGCTTCCTGAAATATTGCGATGATTATGTTCCAGTTAAGAATAGGGTCCTGCTTGGAAGCGGGCGCAACTCAACTACAATAGGTAGCGGTGAAATTGTTTGGAATACTCCCTATGCCCGCTACCAATACTTCGGTGAGCTGATGGTGGATCCAGAGACTGGGAAAGGAGCTTTCTTTAGTCCAACCTACACTGGCGAAAACCGAGATGGTTTTTGGAGTCGAAAAGGGGTACAAAAAGTGCGCAGTGGCAGAAAACTAAAGTATCACGGAGGCGGCAGAAGAGGACGCATGTGGGGCGAGCGAGCTTGGGCTGACCATCAAGACGAGATCATAGCCGAGGTTCAATCTGTGGTAGATAAAGGAGTAAGATGAAACCATCAATTATTGAAGCCGTGAAAGAATATTTTGAAGAATGCCCAGAACTGGGGAAGCTATCAAAGGTAAAAGTGGATTTTCTGAGCAGTGATGTGGGAAGTTATTCTGTTGAAGAAACGCCAGCAACACCAGTTGTCAAAAACTTCGTTGACGGTAGTCGAGAATGCCAATTTTTGTTCGTTTTCGCTAGTCGCAGTTTCTATGCAACTGACACAAATCGGCAGAATATAGACAATCTTCACCTGCTAGAGAATATTCGTGAATGGCTCGAAGAGAATAATAGAAATAACCAATTCCCCGATTTAGGGGAAAACCGCCAAGTGGAATCCATCGAGGTAACAACTGGTGGATATTTGTTTGGTATAAACGATAGTGGTCGACACGCTCGCTATCAAATTCAATGTAAACTAACTTATTTGGAGAGATAAAAATGAAGGCAAAACGTGAGCAATATATCGTCTTTATTAATGTAGGAACAAAGGAAAGCCCAGAATGGGAGAAGATCGGTAAAGATAACGACAATATGGCGCGCACCCTTAATAACGAGGTTAACTCTACTAAGAATGTTTTAGGAGTAAGCTCTACTGAAATTACCAAGGGAAACGCCATTACAACCGTGGACCCATATAAGCAAGACTCGAACTACAAATTGTCTAAAATTCTGCACGATATTTATTTTAACGGCTCAGAGCTATCCGAGCTTGAACATGAGTTCCTTGAGGTTTCGTTGTATGAAGAGCCTACTGAGGCTAGAGAATATTCCGCGTTCAAACAAACTGGGGCTATCGACCTTAAGTCTCATGGCGGAGACACTACTGGCGTTTCTGACCCATTTGATATTAACTGGGTCGGCGAGTGCGTTTATGGCACGTTTAACCCAGCTACGGCTAAATTTACAGAAACGACCGCCTAATTATTAAAATTAAACAACTATAAGATATGGAGCGAGACTTAACGATAGCGCTCCATATTTTTAATGGAGAAATAAATGTCAGCAATTAAGCTTAAATCTAAGGTTAAAACTATAGATCTCACAAATGAGAATGATGAAAACATTGGGAAAATTACTTTTAATCCCGAAGATATTGGTGCTTATAATGAACTACTCTCTATCGGTGATATTATCACGAAAATTTCCGAGAATTACGATTCCGTAAAAGAAATAAGTAATATTCCGGAAGGCAAATTGGAATCATTAGAAAAATACAAAGACGCGCAAAACAATTTTGACCAGATTGGCAAATTTACTAGTTTTGTCGTAGAACAAGTTGACAAGATTTCTGAAAAAATAAATCGGATTTTTGGAAACGGCACAAGCGAACTTATTTTTCAAGGCGGACACGATTTAGAGCTGCTAAGCAATTTCATTGAAGCTGTAATCCCATATTTTAAGAGTGCGAAAAAAGAGCGCGTAAATAAATACCTTGATAAAACTGAGGGTGATGTAATGTGAACGCTCTGACGGACAAATTTCCGTGCAAAATTCGCCTAGATGAAAAGATATATGACATTAACGCAGATTTTCGTAATTGCATTAGAATCATTCAAGCTTTTGAGGATGGTGATTTATCAATTACAGATAAATATGAAATCTTGATCAGGCGGCTTTATAAAACTGTACCTGATGACAATATTTTGTTGGCAATTGAGCGTGGCATAGAATTTCTTAATTTGGGAGAAAAGCCCAGAGTCGAAAATGCTACTACAAAACGAGTTTACAGTTTTGAAAAAGATAGCCAGTATATTTACTCGGCGATCAAGCAAACTCACCAAATTGATTTAGAGGAGGTAGATTTTTTACATTGGTGGAAATTTGTCTACTTATTTTCTGATGTCAATGCAGATTGTGCTTTCTCAAACATGGTGAGCTTAAGGGATAAAAGAAACCGCGGAAAACTAACCAAAGAAGAGCGAGAAATATTTAATAGGTCGAGAGAGCTCTTGGATTTAGATTATGATGATGAGCCAAGTGAAGAAGAACAAGAATTCATGAGGCTGCTCGAAGGAGAACAAAAATGAGTGATGGGAAAATTCGAATTTCCGCTAAGATTTTAACGGATGGAGCTAAAAAAGGTTTTGAACTGTTAAAACAGACTAGCGCCAAAACAGCTAAAGCCATACTCAAAGATTTTGATGATAATGTACAACAGTTAGACAAGCAAAGCTTAGCCATCAAGAATTTAAAGCAGCAATATGATTTGTTAGCGTCAGGTGATATTGCGCCGGCTTCACTCAAGGCAATGGAGAGTGAGCTAAAACATGCGCAAAAAGAAGCAATAAAATTGCAAGAAATATTAAATCAGCAAGAGTCAGCAATAGATATTCAGGGTGAAATCGCTTCGAGAGCAAAGACAAAAATGAACACTAACCCAAATCAAGCTAATACCGAGTACTATGAAACCGCGAAACAAAAGTTAGCTGACTTGGTAGCAGAAAATGCCAAGCTAGGACGACAATTTGATGCTTTGAACCAAAAATGCTTAGATTTACCAGAAAAAATAGCCAGTATTCGTCTCAACCCAGAAAACTCCATCGAAGCGCAAAATCTGGCGGACAAAATCAAACTATTAGAGTCAGCTCTAAATGATACCGAAAAACGCACCGCCAGCCTTAAGGATAAACTGCTAGGCTTATTTAAACTCAAGCTCGGTGGAGTTTTTGGCGGGAAAGAGGGCGAGCTTAAAAAGAACTTTGAAGGTATTGGCTCAAAGATTGATAAATTAAAGAATCGCATTACTAAATTAGCTGGTACTGCCTTCGTTTTTAATATATTGAGGCAAGGTTTAGCTTCGCTCGCTTCTGGTATGAAAAATTTAATTAGTGGTAATGCTGACTTTGCAAATTCCCTCAATCAAATTAAGGTCAACCTGATGACGGCTTTTGCACCTATTTATAACGTAGCGCTACCCGCAATTAATGCACTTATGAGTGCATTATCTAAAATAACTGGCGCAATCGCAGTTTTTATTTCGTCTCTTTTTGGAAAAACCGTTAGCCAAGCAAAGAATAGTGCAAATGCGCTCTATGCTCAATCTCAAGCGCTAAACGCAGTTGGTGAATCCGCTAAGAATGCTGAAGGTGCTCTTGCAAGTTTTGATAATTTAGAAGTTAATGATTCATCGAAGAATGCGTCAAATAATAGTGGAGGCTCTGGTGGACTGGATTTTAATAATGAAATTGTCTGGGATGAAGGGTTTTTGAATTTTCTCAATAAATGTAAAGATGTATTGGCGACACTGTTTGAGCCATTCAAGGTAGCTTGGACATCTCAAGGCGCAAAAGTAATCGAATCATTAAGATATGCTTTAAGCAGCGTAAAAGATTTGGCTTTAGATATTGGTAGGACCTTCTTGGAGGTTTGGAGCGGTGGCCTAGGTGAACAAATCGCAGAAAATCTTCTGGGAATTTGGTTAGAAATCAATTTGACTATTGGGAATATCGCAAAATCCATCAAGAAAGCATGGGACGAAAACGGTCGCGGCAAGAAACTAATCGAATCAATTCTAGCGACATTTAATAAAGCTCTGGAGGTTGTTTGCAAAATTGCTGAAAAGTTAAAAGAATTTGCTCTGTCTCCGGAATTTCAAACCGGCATTGAGAAGGTCTTTGAAATATTAACAAAAGTTTTCGATATTATAGGCGGCATTGCTGGCACTTTTGAGACTGCATTCGATATTAACGGTTATGATATGCTCATCGCACTACAAGGGATTTTAGATGAAATCTTTAGTTTAGTCGATAACATCGCCGGAACGATTAGAAATTGGGTGCTTAGCGAGGATTTTCAGAATGCAATTTTACTAGTGTCAGATGCCGTAAAGTTCTTAATAGAAAAAGTACATGAGTTCGCCGAGTGGATCGCTATTATGTATGAACAATACATAAAGCCTGTTTTAGAAGAAAAAATTATTCCAGCAATCAATAGTATAATTGAAGCAGTTTCCAAAGTTTGGGAGTTTATAAAACCTATTATAGAATTCATTGTTGAACTACTCAAAACTTATCTAGAACCCCAAATTCATGCGGTATGTGTAGCAATCGGATTTATTGCTGATGCCTTCAAATTTGTAGCAGATTTAATCTCTGCAGTAGTTGACGGAGATATCACAAAAGCGTTTGAATCTTTTGACAATTTAGCACAGGGTACCTGGGATGCAATTACTGGCATTTTCTCCGGTATCGACGATTGGTTTGGTAATATTTTTGAGCAAGTTAAGGAAGTTGTCGGCGTAGTTTGGGATTGGATGAAAAATGCCGCCAGTGGAGCTTGGGAAGGTATTAAACAGGTATTTGGAGGAGTTGCTAATTGGTTTGGCGACATCTTTCGTGGAGCATGGGAGAAGGTCAAGCAGGTGTTCTCGACCGGCGGTCAAATCTTCACAGGAATCAAGGACGGTATTGTGAATGCCTTTACGACTATTGTAAATGCAATCATTGGTGGTTTGAATAAAGTAATTTCTGTGCCATTTAACACTATAAACGGGATTCTAAATGGGATTAGAAATATTGGTATTCTGGATTTCAAGCCATTTCAAGGGCTTTGGGGATATAACCCACTGGCCGTACCACAAATTCCAAAGCTTGCTACGGGTGGTATCGCATATGCTCCAATGGTAGCGCAAATTGGTGAATATGCTGGTGCCAGAAGTAATCCAGAAATTGTCACGCCTGAGAACTTAATGCGCCAAATTGTTCGCGAAGAATCAAGCAGTGATAAGAGCGTATTAATAGATAATCTCACTCTAGTTACTAAAATCGGTGAAGAAACTTTGCAAAAACAGGTGATTAGGGGTATTCGACTTGAAGAACAAATGATAGGTCGTCCACTTTTTGTAAGCTAATATATGAACGAAGATGTAATATTCGTTCATAAGATAGGAGCAGTATGAATAAAATTAAAATATCTACTACTGACAGCAGTCAAAACTTTGAGATTCCATGGGAATGGATAGAAGGAGGAGGTTTAATTCCAATGCTTAACGATCTTGAAGCGAAAGCTGAGCGTGGAATTACAACAGGCTATCTCTTTCGGGTACGTCAAGCTGAAATTCCAAGTATGAAGCTCAAAATTATGAAAGCATTGACCCAGGCAGAGTTGTATCCAGTGCTTCGGATCATTCGAGAAGTGAAATTTAAGCTAACTTATTTTGAGAAATACGAAAACACCTTCAAAACAATTGATGTTTATGCTAAAAAACCCGACATTGCTATCAGAAAATATCCACTAGATAACAATACTGATAATATTCTTTACGAACCATTCGAGATTGAGCTGACAGGGTATGGAGGAATATAATGGCGCTAATTGAAAATATAGAAGATCGTGATATTCAAAAATTTGAAATAGAGCGTTCAATCGTTAGTAATAAACAGGTAATTGGATCTTTTGCATTAAATACCGCTTCAATTAAGCTGATCAATTATAGCAAGAGGTATAATAATCTCAAAAATAGCTGGATCAAAACAAAAATGGGTGATTTATATGTCTATGACGCACCGGAAACTCAAGGCGAAGTCACAATTGAATTGAAATGTTACGACTTAGCGCATAAATTCGACCAGGCATATAATATTACGAAAACCTTTCCAATGACGGTCAGCGAATGGTTGCAGGCTATTTGCGATGAGGTGGGCGTAGAGCTAGCCACTCCAACCTTTACCAATTCTGAAGTTTCCCTGGAATCACAACCATTCCTGGCAGCAGATGCTAGTTTTCGGAATGCGGTTGCAGAAATTGCTGGTGCAGCAGGTGGTTTCGCACAGATCATTAGTAATAGGCTTCATATCAAGTGGTTTGAAAATACTAAGCATGAAATTTTAGACTGGTTTAGTTTAACTCAACAAGAGCAAAGCTCACCTATTAATGTAGTAGTTCTGGGGCGTGGCGCTGTAGAGGATAATATTGTTTTTCCTGCGGAAATTCCAGATAATCCATATGAATTGAGAATAGACGACAATCAAATTCTCTATGAACGTGAGCAAGATTTAATCGAGCCAATCTTTAATCAGGTTAATGGTTTTAGTTACCGAATTTTTGAACTAAAGACTATTGGGTTAAAAAAATTGTATCCTGGGCAAAAAGTACAATATAGAGATTTTAATAATAGCCTAATTGAAACCTATGTAATGACAAACAATCTTACATTTTTAGGCGGAGACTATGATAATCCCAACGCTTGGCAAAGCAAGATTGCCTCAGTTGAATTGAACGAAACCTCGACAAACTATAATTACGCAGGATCAGTTATAAAAACCCTCAATAAAACCTCAGCAAAAGTCGATAAAGCCAACCAAGAAATTGAGTTTCTAGTTTCCTCCCAGCAATCCTTCGAAGGTAAAGTGAACGAGAACTTCACCAAAGTAACTCAAAACATTTCTAGCGTAATTACTTCTGTGCAAAATTCAGGCGGAAATAATTTGATCAAAAACTCTGCTATGTATTTTAATGATTCGGATGGTAATCCTACACACTGGGATTTATCAGATAACAGCATTTTGGAGGTCTTACCGACCGCGGACGCAAATAATCATGGTGCACTGAGTGGACAATTAATTAGATTGGCTAACGCAACAATCTCTCAAGTGGTTTCAGTAGTAGCAAGCGAAGAAGGCAAGATCGAACAAGTGTATTCGTTTTCCTGTCGGGTTTACAAAACAGCGGTCGGTAGCGCCAAGATTAGCCTAACTGATGGAATCAACATCTGGAAGCAAGAATTTCCAATAGGCGAAGAGACGATTTATCAAGAAATTGCTTTTGAAGGGATTTGCCCAAAGTCAAACGAATTAACTTTAGAGATTTTCGCAAGCAGTGATGCAGACCTCCGGGTGATGGATATGATGCTCTCAAGCGGAGACTATCGGTCTAAGTGGACGCAGGCGAACGGCGAACTTGCCAATACTGACGTTAAAATCGACATTAGCGGCATAGAAATAAATTCTGCAAATACCGAAACATCTAGTCACTTAACCTCGCAAGGACTAGAGATTAAGCGCAAAGGCAATACTGTTACTAGTATTACTAACGTGGGAGTTGAGGCCAATCTAGGTAAGTTTAGAGAAGAAATCATGATGTCGCCCATTAAAATTGTTCCACAACGTGATGGTTGGGCGTTTGTTAAATCGGAATAGGAGGAAAATATGGCAGTAAATGATTTAGGTGACGGCGCAGTGGAATATTACGGCTTCGTTAATGGCATTAAGCGTATAGTGCTTTTTGATAAGCCGGTTGCCTACTTTGACAAGAAAAACTATAAGCTAGGTGAGCCAATTAGGCTCTCCTTGAACACCAACACAGCAGGAACAAAGAAAATTCCTAGAGTATGGAGCAATACACTTAATCGTTTTGTAACCCCAATATACATTAGAGGCTACTTACAGTTTCCAGATATCCCCGGATGGGCTTACGAAGGTGATAAATTCCTAAGAACTTCCATGGAGTGGTATGATGGATATGAGTATGGGGAAAATAACGCAGGAAATAGTTCAGTTGTTTGGACTCCGACTCAAGCAGAGCTAACTAAGCTTTATGCTAAAATTCCCAATCAATCATCTGCTGAAGCTTACTTCGATGGGTAGTTGATGGTAGAAATTGATGGTAAACTCTGGATTTTTGGCGAACTCTCAGCTGGACCCATTACAATCTCGGCAGATCCGGTTGCCTGCGCGCCTAGGTTTTACGAGTTCAATTATCGAGACGACAATCCTAAGACCAAGGCATTAACGAGTAATGACCAGATTCTTATTCAGGGAGAATCGCGTCTGCTTGTAGAAGTTTCACCAAGTAAGAAACCATTGGCGCAGTATGCTGCTACAATAAAGAATTACCAAATTACCGCAGGCGAACTCAGTGGCTCATTGAACTATTCTGCGAGCGGAACAGATCGCTACATTTTTAGTAAGTCAATCAACACGTTAACTAATCCAACCGTTGCAATGACCGCAGTGGATTCACGTGGGTTCTCTAAAACGCTTTATCAGAATCTAACGATTATTCCATATACTAAGCCAGAAGTTACAGTTAGAGCAGAGCGGAACAATGGTTATGAGAATTTGACTAGAATTAATATTTTCGGTACCTATAGCGAGATTGAGATTAATGATGTTGCTAAAAATACTATCGAAAAGGTGCGCTTGCGAGTGCAGAACAAGGCAACTCGAGCAGTAGGTGAATGGGTGGAGCTCACGGCGACAACAAATAAGGGCAAGTTCTCCACGCTAGAATACGCAGTTGATATTGATAACAAGTCGAGTTGGCAGATTGACGTGGAAATTACGGATAAGCTTAACACTGTATCTAGAAGCGCAGTAGTTGCTCCAGGTATTCCACTCATGTTTATTGGTACGGACGGCAGAGTAGGAGTTAATAAGAAACCACAGATCTACGGTAGTCGGTTCGAAGTTGATGGTAAAATCTATGCGACCGAGGCAATGCATGCCGGTGGCACCGAAGCTAAACACCTAGTCGCCAACGTCTCTATGGCGTCTAAGGTATCAAACTATGACCATTTTAGCCTAGCTTCAAACTGGGTTTATAAGAGCCTTGGGCAGATTTTTAACCTAGATAATCTAATACCTGGGGAGACATACGTGCTGATCGTAGGTTTTGATTACGGCTGTAATCCGAACGGCGACACAGAAGTATGTCTGTCCACTTCGACGCGTGAGGAGGATGTGTTCGCTAAGACTTATATAAACAATAAACTGACTGGAGCAACCATCATGAGTTTATACAAAAATAATGGTGGTTCAGGTAATATCTACCTTGGCGCAAGAGGAGTTAGCGCAAATGATATTAGGCTATCTAATGGAAGCATAATTGCAATTCCGCTAGGCTTTCCAAGTGGAATAACATAAGCTATAATTATTGGTGAGGAGAAATAGCAACTCTCGCCTCACCAAATTTTGTAGTATAATATAAGTATAATCAATCGCGACTATCGCTTAACTAAAGTGAAGGTCGCTTTTTTATTGGATAAATTAATCAAAGTAAGGAGTAATCAATGCTAAAAGGAATAGATATTAGTTACTGGCAACGCGACCAGTACAAAAGCCAAATTGATAATTTTGGAAAGGATTTTGTAATTTGTCGTGCTGCCTTTAGTAAAAGTGTGGATGCGTACTGCGATCAAATGTATCAGTATGCAAAAGCCAAGGGTAGGAAATTAGGATTTTATTTCTTTCCGCTAACCTCTGACGGTACACCTGAAGCATGTGCCGAATGGGCTTACAAGCAAGTTCTTGGCTACATTGGTGAAGCTGTGCCGATTCTCGACTGGGAGGCTTATCAAAATACAGCCGTCCATGACCACAGAGATGTTAATTGGACATTACGTTGGCTAAAGAAGTTCGAGGAATTATCTGGAGTTAAGCCAATTATCTATATGAACTCAAGCCTTGAACAAGAATGCGATTGGTCTCAGGTAGTCAAGGCAGATTATGGACTATGGATTGCGAACTATGGCAATAATGATGGCAGTGATCATGGTAAACCGGCGACAAAACACTGGAAAGTGGTTGCGATGCATCAATATACCTCTCGTGGTGATGGTAGGAGCCTTGATTGTAATACATTTTATGGAGACAGAAGCACCTGGGACACATATTGCGGGAAGAAGCAAAATGCCGGTGCAACAGTTCCAACGTATACCCCACCTGCGCCTACTAAGAAAAATAACGAGGAAATTGCGAAAGAAATCATCGCGAAAACGTGTTCTGATTCACGCTGGGACACTTGGGGAGATAACGACACTAGAATTAGTCGACTTAGTTTAGCTGGCTACGATCATGTGGCTGTGCAGAACGTAGTTAATAAACTCTGGGCGGAAATGCATCCATATACGACCTATACTGTGCGTTCTGGTGATAGTTTAAGTAGTATTGCGACTAAGTTCGGTACTAACTTCCAGAAGTTAGCTAAGGAAAACAAGATTGTCAATGCTAATCTGATTTATCCCGGGCAAATAATCAAGATTTATAAGTAAATAAATTAAGAAGGAGAAATAAAATGGATTTAAGCATCTTAGGAATTGAACCAGTAACAGCAATTCTATTAACTGGATTTGTAATTGGGTTTGTAGAGCTAGCTAAAGCACTTTATGATAACGAATGGCGTAAAGCAATTGTAGTAGCAATTGCAGGTATAGCTGGTGGAATTTGTGCGCCGTTTATCGGTATTAGCATTATTACAGGAATCGTAGCAGGTTTTGCCGCTTCTGGTGCCATTACTTTAGTACAAAATATTGGAGGATAGACAGTGAACGGCATTACACTTGGGCAAATTGCAGAAGTTCTAGCCTGGTTTGCTGGTGGTATCGGTAGCATTACGGCAATTGGCGTGGTGATTAGTAAAGTCTTCAATAAAGCTTTATCGAAGAACTTGGAAAATAGTTTACAACCTCTAATCGATAAAATCGACCATTTAGAGCAAAAGGTTGACCAGCTCGAAGCGAAACACGACAATTCCGACATGGATCGCCTCAAAGACTTTCTTGTAGACTTCATGGCAAGACTCGAACGGGGTGAAAAAGTGGATGAAGAAGAAGTTGAAAGATTCTGGGAGAATTACGACAACTATAGCGAGCATGGTGGAAACTCTTATATTCACGGGAAGATGGAAAAGCTAAAGAAAGAGGGGAAGTTGTAGGATGTGTAAGAAATATGAAGAGATTATAGTGTCACTTTAAGCGAAATGTAGTCCTCTTGGGTATAGAGGGCTACTTCAGTTTACTTTTAATTTTGTCTGCTTGCGAAATAAAATTAATAAACTTGGTCGCAATTTCCGATTGTTCTTTTTGTGCATCTTCACTCCTAGATAGGCTGCCAGCTTTACGCATGTCTGAATTAACGGCACTCTTGAGGTCTCTATAAAATGTAGTTATATCTTTTCTCAACTCTTCATTTTTTACTAGAAACAGTCGTTGTCGAAGCCCATCATAAGCACCAGTGCACGTCTTTAAGTCTTTTATATAAGAGGGGATTAGCGTATGGGTCGCTTCCCATACTGTTTTAATCTTTTCTAAGAGTTGAATAATTTCTGTGAGCTCGTCTGATATTGATATGCTTACAGCTTTGCGTTCTCGACAACGGCTGCGCCACTCCGATAGTTCATTGTTTGCTGCACCACCAACAATAGCAAGAAAAGCACCAAGAACAATTTGCCAAAAATCACTCATACTTCACCTTTGCTTTGCCTTGGTAGTCTAATGTATAGTAGGCAAACTTAGCAAAAACATCTACGGCATTCGCTAACTGTTTTGCTTCGTCTAACTTCTTTTCTGGTACCACCAAATAAAAAGAAACTTCAGAACGTTCTAACTCTTTCCAGGCTGGAACGCTATTGACCAAGTCTTCGTCTTCAATTCTCATAACAAAAAGCACATCGTCATTCTTAGGGGGCTCTTGACGCATCAGTAGAACGTCTGGAAAAGAACCGGCGATTAAACGCTTATCCTCTACCGTATTGTCGATCACTCTAAAACGGTCAGATAAGTCCTGTTTTATAGCTCCAATAATGTGTCTTTTTGTTTTCTCTTCCATACTGATATTATAGCACGCATATTTAGCTTCTCCAACCACAACCACTGTAAAAAACTCCAAAAAAATCCTAAAAAGTCTTAGAAAAACCTTGATAATCTAACATATGTTTGATATAATAGAAATATAGCAAGGGGATAGTAAGATTAAAAAATCGGCGGTAGAAAGGAGGAAGGATGCGAATAGTTATTGAAATTCCAGAAGGTTACGAACTTGACTATTTCAAAATCAAAAAAGTTACTCCTCCAACCAAGAAAAAGTAACTTGACTACATTGTACCTTAAAGATTAATTAATGTCAACCCCTTGCTAAACCCGCCGATCGGAAAGGAGATTACATGGAAGAACCAACTATTGCTATTCCTAAATCATTATATGACGAGCTTATACGTAAAGCTAAAGCGTATGATAATATGACCGCACATCTTGGTGAGGCTGGCAAAAAATCCAGCGCCAAACTTACGCCAGAACAACGCAAAGAGCGTGCTAAGAAAGCTGTGGAGGCTCGTATTGCTAAGTATGGGCAGAAGAAAAGACAATAAGAATTTTTGCCCCATGTTCTGGGTAGCTAAAATGACTATGGCGAGTTATACCATAGGTCGGTTTTTATAAAAAAACTTATTTAAAATTAGAATGATTAGTTTATAAACTATAAGAGCACCAATTGCCATAATACAAGCTAGAGCAAAATTATCTTTGCAAATTTTAAAGATTTCCTTCACGAAAATCACTAGCAAAGATTTATCATGAGGAATTCTCATAATTTTTACATTAATATTCCACGTTTTATTTACTATAAAATCTTTTTTATTGTGACGATTATAAATAACCATAGTCTTAATATTTATGAGAGTATAATTTTTCATTATTACCTCCTTTTTATAATTAATATTTGAGTCATCTTATGACGACTTACAAGATATTCTAATTTTCAACAAGTCCAATAGGCAACAACTTTTTGTAAGTTTTATAATGCGACCCTCTGTAACCACACTCTTGACAATTCCATCCATCTTTGCTATACTGATAATAGTTATAGAATAACTGGTTCGAGAGTAAAAATAGCCCCATAAGCAGAAAGCTTTTGGGGATTTTTACACTCTCAAAAAGATTTCTGATGTCAAAAAAATGAGCTATGCACAAAACTACGCTCTGTTTTGTCATGCTCTGTCATAAAACAAACTAGTATCAACTGCTCAAAGAGCGAGGGTTTTTGATACACTAATTTTGGAGGTAAAAACAGGGATGAATAACCCAAACATTGATTCATTGAACAATGGATTTTCCCATAAGGAAAATTCAATGAACAATGAAGGATCTGATATGTATAAACTTTATAAAGCTCGCTCGGGAATGCAACAATATACAGATAGAATTGCGGACGAACTTGTTAGGCGTTACAATGCGCCCACTAGTCGTGAGTTCTTCCTTAAAGTAGCTTGGAATTTGTCAGAAGATTTTATTTGGAGCATTGAAGAGAAATCTCGTCGCACCAGAATAAAGTCACCATTAAAATACTTCGTGAAAGTTTGTCATGTTCAGATGTTGAAGCAGAATATTGCAAGGCAAGATGCTAAGAACGGTGTGATTAGTGCCTAGGCACTGCTAGTTTATTCCTCCCGATTCATTATAAATTAACGGGTGGAAAAGGAAAAATATGCAGAATAAAGCCAAATTTTTGGAGCAAATTAGCGAATATATCGACTGGTGTAAAAACATCAAAATGATGTCAAAAGAAACAATACCCCATAAAGTTAGTGATTTAATGCTTTTTGCAGAGTTTACCAATATTTCTTGTGTCGAAGAAATTAGTAATCATCATATTAATGAGTTCATGAAAGCACAACACCTTGGCACACATCGAATTAATGGTAAACCCTGTTCTAACAGAACAATCAACACGCGTACTGAAAACATCAAAGCTATGCTTAAATATTTCCGTGATATGGGGTTAGATATTCCTGGACTCAAATTGCCACTATTGATTAAGCTCCGTGAAGATCCGCCGGCACAGCTTTACTACGAACGAAAAGTCATTAACCGTGTATTATGTTTCGCTGATCGCAGATCGTGGCTTATGATCCGCCTTGCTTTTGAGTGTGGGCTTCGCCTAAACGAGCTAAGAACGCTACAACTAAGAGACATTGATGGTCTCACAATCAATATTGGCAATAAAGCTAAATGCAAAGAAGACGGAATTATGACTATGAGTGAGGTCACTAAAGCAAGGTTAAACGATTGGATAGAGCGCGAAGGTATTACTAACTATATTTTCCGCGGAAAGCCAGATATCTACGGTAATGAACGAGCGTTATCTAAGAGTTGCGTGCGTAGGTGTATGACAAAACCATTTCTACAAGCCGGACTAGATGGATTCCACCCACATGCTTTAAGGCATTCTTTCGCTACTGAAATCATTGAGAATGGTGCTACTGATGAGGAAGCCCAGCATATGCTTAGACATAGTTCTTTTGAAGTTAGCAGGAATTACATTCATCGCCTCGGCGTTCGAACAAAAAGAAGTTTTGAAAAATATATGCACTGCAAGGACGACGAAGATCTGAGATAA